GATCTGTGTAGCATGTGGAACATTGCCGATCTATAATCCGAGATTGAATCTGTCGATCTGCCCGATGTGCGATGGACCGGTGAAATATTCGGGTGATTCGATCAACAATTTAGAGATCTTACCGCCGCTGGGCCGTCCGAGATCGAAGATCGTTCAAGTCGAAATGCCCTATTCGATGAAACTGTTAACACAAGAACAGGAAACATATTTGAACTTGAGTATGCGATACATTACCACCAGCGGCATTGAGCGATTGACGCCCTTAGAGGATTCGGGTGTGGCGAGTAATGTAGCAACGGAACTTCCTCGTTTAATTTTGGCGCCGATGAAGGCACCTGCGTATGTACAGCCGGTAGAGGATAAGAGATTTACATTAGAGGAGTTGAATTCGATGGAGGCCTCTATGGCAGAACAGACTGGATTAGACACCATTGTAGAGGAAGAAGAGGTTCAACTGGGAGAAATGATGGAACAGACTCAAATGCAACAACCAATTGTACCTGCAGGAATGGAACAGATGATACAGCCCTTACAGAATGAGACCGTGTATCCTTCTCAACTTGCGACTCCTTCTGCACAACCTATTATGCAACAAATGCAACCGCAAATGCAACAGATGCAACCGCAACAGATGCAACAAATGCAACAAGGTGGTCAACAAGATCCCTCTCTTAGTTTTCCATTGACCCTTCCAACGGGTGGTGCACTTCCACGATTTATACAAGGAGATGGTGTACTTTCTACCCCGATACCAGGAATGGGGCCCGTCATCGCGGTTGCAACCGATTTATCTGCCATGGCACAAATGGGTCTAGAGCAGAGCGCAGGTGTGCGTCGCATTCGCCGATATCCACAAATGGGTGCAGCTCCTACTTTTTCATCGGTCATGCCTTCTGATGCACCTTCCATGGGAGGAAAATCACAGATGATTAACATTACCAAACTAGAGTAATCTTGTCTAATAAAATTGATGAGTTGAACACCTGGTTGGACCAGTAACGATGACGTCTCAACTTTCCACGAAATTTCGCAATCAAGTCACCTGGAACGGTTATCCTGCAGATGTGATGAAGTCAGGACTTCAAAAGTACATTCGGCGCGGAATGATTGAGAAGGCACTGTATTGTGCAGGCGAGCTTGATTTGTTCAAAGAAGAACCAGAGAAGGGAGAGGGGATTCGTACGAACTTTCTTCACCGACTGATGGTGATCTTTATGGAGGACGTGGAAAATCTGTCGATGTTACAAAACATCGATCAAAAAATGAAGGAGATCTTTCTGGAGAGAGAAAAGGGCGCGGAACGTTCTAAGGAGAAGGAAGAGCGTCTCCTTTCAGAAGTAGTGATTCAACTGGGCGCATCAACCAAGGCACGAGTGTGTTCTCATATTCGTGCCGTGTTTAATCTAAAGTACAAACCGATTCGCGAATCGTATCCTAGTATGATGCCCATCTGGTCACAAATCGAAAAAAACGAACAAGAACGAACGGACGAGCCATTTGAGTATCATTGCAAGATGTTTACAAAGTATTTGAAAGAAAAGAACATTCTGGCAGTCTATTATGGCTTCCAGATTGGTCTATCCGAAGAGAAACTAAAAACAAAAATCTTTGGACGTTCTCAGCCAGTATTCTATCTCTTTCAGGAAATGACAAAGGAAAGTGTTCCTTATATTGAAACCTTTATTTCATGGTATAAGGGACATATTGGAGCACTTGCGGAGGGTTTCATGTGCTGGCTTGTTCCTTTGCTACATCATATGGGTGTGGTATCACAAGGGACACTTCCTGTTGTAGGAGGATATTCGATGAATTGGGATAAGAACCGAGCAGGTGAAAAGATTGAAGTCGATGATTTTGTATTGGATAAACACACGGCAAAGGGACGTGGAAAGGGCCTTGTTGAGTTTGCACTACGTGGTTCACTGGTAGAGAATCAGGCAGACTTTGTGAATCCATTGTGGAAGCAGTTCTATGAGGACGGTAAACGGTTTGAAGAGGGTGTTCCGATTCTTACAGAGTCATCGGTCTCTCTAGCACCTACAGTAGCACCTGCAGTAGTAGTCGTTCCAAAGAAGCGAGGTCCTAAAGTAGCAAAACCAGTTGCAAATCCAGAAGAAAAGGTCGACGATTTGCCCCAAAAGGAGTCAGATGCCTATACCTTTGTGGTTCGAACGCAATTGACGACTATGGGAACAAAGATGGATGTCTACTTTGCAAAGGATCCTTCTGGAAAGCTGGTTGTTGTGAAAGGACCCTATTCTACTCGAAAGGAGATTGATATTCTTGTATCCAATACGGAATGGAAGAAAAAGTATAATCTTCTGTATAACCGATTTGAAGTTACGCAATTGATGCCCGATCGGTGGCCAGAGGGCGTTCCACTTGGTGCAAGAAATAAGATCGATCGAAATCGACCAGCATTCTTCTTAGTCTTTGATTCCTATATTGCAGAGAATCAGCTGCGTATTACACAACGAAAGAGTACACTATGGCCTCTTACCGATGTGGTGGATTGGGAAAAAATACCCTTTCATTTCGACTACAAGGCGCGACAATTGACAAAGCAAGAGATGATTGATTACGTTCATGCACTGTTGTTCCGTTATGTTCTTGGTATTTCAGATTATGCGGATCGAAACTTTGTGATGAAGGACGGGCGCGTCATCTCCATTGATGAAGATGTGGAAAATCACGAAATCAATCTGTATAAGGTATTGCAGAAGAATAAGGCAGAATTTGTATACCAGTGGTTGAAGGAACACTATGAAGAGCTGGACGTAGCACAATGGCAGCCAAAGATTCCGTCACAGCAAGGACGTATCAATGAGATTCAGAAGAAAGAGTCATGTCTGAGATTGTTTAAAAGCCCCGATGATGCGGGTACCGTAGCACAAGAGGTGGAAGCGCCGATTATAGAAGTGCCTGTTACGAAAGTAGAGACTCTTCCTGTAGTACAATCTGAGCCTAAACCCGAGGTTGCGCAAAAAGATAAGATTAAACCTGAGATCACTATTAGTAAAATGAACGACAGCTTCGTCTTAATTGATAATATTTACCGAAGTCGAATGACCCTTCTAGATATCCTGGAAGCGCGTGGATATGATGTGGACATCTATCGTAAATTTTCCCCGGCGGAGGCGACCGCTGCTGCAGCAGCCTCTTCTCTTGCTGCTCTTAATTTCACAGCGTCCAAGAAAGGTGATGCTACGAAAAAATGTGATGTTCGATATGCAAATGTTACACGTCCGAAACTAGAAACCTTCTTCGATGATATCGCCGATGCTGATTCGGAGAATGTAGAAGTAGTTGTGATGATTGATACGCATGTGATCAATACTCATCATCTGTGTGCTCTCAAACAATACATGAAGCTAAAGGAAGAACCCAATCAAACTGGGGAGAAGGTCCGACGCAAACTACGTGTCTCCTTCTTCTGCATCGATATGCTAGTAGTGAATCCATTGAAACATGTTCTTGTACCGAAGCATGAGATTGTACCTGAAAAGGATCACAAAGAACTAATGGCATCGATGTACATTACGGCCAAATCAAAGTTTCCTGAGATTAAGTTCCATTTGGATCCCATTGCTCGTTGCATTGGAGCGATACCTGGCGATATCATCAAGATTACTCGTCCCAGTGCCTCTTCAGGGCAATCTATTATGTATCGTGTATGTGCCCCCTAATACATTCACTAACAATAGGAGAATCCATGAGTACGACGTGGAATACACAAAAAGCCGGATTTCAGGCTCAATTTGATACTCTCAATTCAAGTAGTAACGTAAGTAGTAAGGTATCACAGTTAAATGCTGCAGTGAATCGATATATTACTACAAAAGCTGATACCGATTATAATACGATCGCTACATTTAGTCAGCAATTGCAAACAGTTAAAAATAATTATGCAACGCTCAATGACCAAATTATAACAGCGTTGAAGACAGACGCACAAAATAACGATCTAACGGGTGCCTTGACCACAAATGGATCGCTACAGACACAAATCAATAACTTAGAAAAACGCAGTAAAGAGCTTCAAGTGGAGGTAGACACTGCATTGGCACGAGATGAATTGCTCCGGTCTCGCGATACCGATATCAATTCACATCAACTTTTTTTGTTGGATCGACCGGTTCGAAAGGGAATGATTCCATTTCTATGGGCTCTTTCTGTAATTTTTATCGGCGTAGGACTTGTGATCTATAAAATGGTGTTACCCCCCATGGGAATCGATATGGGTTCAACATATGGAATGGAAGCGACATTATCGGACCTTCTTCTCAATAGAACCGTGTTAATTTCGCTATTGGTTTGTATGATCATTGTCATTGTCGTCTTATCGTTAAAAGTGGGAGGAGTCATTGGTAAATAAATCATAGAAGTAGTAGAATGCCGCTCTGTACCACACAAATTAGTTTTACACAATCGGAGTTAACGGCACCCTATTCGGCATCTCCTGCATTGCTGCCGAGTACGTCGAATGGAAATTCGGATCGAGAGGCTACAGGTATGTTAAAAGATACGGTTGTTTCCAGCATCATGACAAATCTCCTGAATTCACGTGTGATTCCTACTCCAAGTTCTTCAAATCCTGATGCGTATTTGGAGAAACAAAAAACATTTTTGAAAAATGTTAAAGCGGAGTATTGCTATTATGAGTCTCGTTATAAGTATGCATTGTCACAACTCTTTACCGCAGTCGGCCGTGGATATGAGAATAGTACTCAGGCCAATAAAGACACGATTAATACCTATCTTGCGATGACACAAGGGTTTAATAAGAAACTGAATGATTTGACACAGATCATTAATGCGATGGTTGGAACCATGTTAACGACATCGTCCGATGTAGACAATGAAATTACACAGTATAACCGTGAGATTCAACATAAGCAACAGAAGCTGGATAATCAGAATCGAATCATTTCTTCGAATGAAGCGGCAATGAAACTCAAAAAGCAAATGGTGAAATATACGGAAGAGAAGGCCAGACACACAAACAATTTGTTGAATCTTTACTCTTTTTTGAATGTAGTTACGATAGGTCTGCTCATTTATGTATATAAAGCGGCAGGAGATGCATGATGTAATGAAAATGTACTTTCATATTAGAAATGCCTACACCGATTGATCAAGTCATTGCATATGCCAATCTCTATCAAGACGTAGAACTGGCATCTGCGATTTCTTCGCTACAAAGTGCGGGACAAGTGAATTCATTTATTCAGGCTCAACAATCCAAAGTATATCGCGATATTATAAAACAAAAGGAGGATACGTTTTCCAAGGTCTACGGAGATTTAAATCGAGCAGGAAAGGTCCAAGATTCGGTTCTCTTGTATAATAAACGCACGAAAGATTTGGCTACCATACAAGAACAAATCTACAATAATCAAAAGAATAGTGCCGATGCAGTGGTGGAAGATAACCATACCGCCAGTCGCAAGACTGAAATGAATGAATGGACGGTGAACAACAAGAAAGATACCTTGTTTGTCTATTCCACACTTTTTATCATGTTATCGGGCTTATTGTTGATTACGGGTCTATGGCGCATTGGAATGATCAACGGTGCCTTATGGGTAGGAATTACTGTACTGTTGTTACTTATTTTTTCGTTGATTGTAGCGAATCGTGCCTATTATACCGATAACTTGAGAAACAGGAGATTCTGGAACAAGAAGATCTTTGAAGGAAAATACGGAAAGGTTCCTGATTGTCAAAATCTGAATACGGATCTGAATGCAGCTCAAGATAATATTCAGACAGGAATGGCGGGCGTATCACAAGGCGTGGCGAGTGCATCACAAGGTCTGGCCAATATGGCGCAAGGATATGGACAGTAAGTTTGTTTCTATCAAATCATGTTTTCTATCAATGATAAAAAACATGATACAACCAATAGAGTATGCCGTCGACCGATTTAGCAACGACCATTACTGATTTTACAACGGATATTAATAAATTAAAAGATAATATATCTAATTCGCTTACTGTGGGAAATTCGATGTATGGCCCCTATGGTCATGTAGCAGTAACCTCTGAAGTGGATAACCGCACCGCTGAATTAAATGCCCGTAAATCTGGATTAAAAGACAAAATCAAAGAACAAGAAGCCATTATTCGCCGATCTGATCGTGATTTTACGGATGTACGTAATACCTTGCCTGAAACCATTCCTACCAAATCATATCATGTTCTCGAAGATTACTCGCTGCTTATTCTATCCATTTCTTATTTATTTATGCTTATCATTGGCTTGCATACATACGTTGCCCTTTCTACCGATACGTTTGCAAGCGCATTGATTCGTGGACTGTTTTATAGTCTGATGCTTACATTGATTTCGGCTGCTCTTCTTTATTATTTTTGTTAGCCTCTTCTAAATATGCCATCATTTCACGGTCTTCCCTTTCTTTACGAAATATTCGATCACGCTGCTCTATACTCTTCTCTGCCGCCATCATGTGTTCGACGATCTGAACATATTCTTCGCGGGATTTGATTTTCTTTAGAATTCGGTATCGTAGATCAATGATGGCGGTGGAGAAGAAACTGATATATGCACCAAATTCCTCATCATAGGAACTCTGTGTGGTATCATCTAGTGTTTTCTTTTCATAGATTTCAATGTGGTAATCACCGCTTTTTTTACGAATGATATGTTCCACTGGCATCGTTTCATCTTCTAAATAAAAATAACCATCAAATACGATATGATTCGGTTCATTGGTTATGATATTTCGCATATAAGGAGTTCGTATAGAAAGAAATGCCCATTCAAAAGAATCATCTTTCGATCGCATATCGTCCCGTATTTTTTCTGAAGGATCATGATTCATCTTAATTAAAAATAGATATATGTTTTTAGGTGTATTATGCTGTTTCTCCCTCTAGCAAGGAACGGTCGTATTCTTCGATATCAATATCATCTTCAAATAGACGCATCTGTTTGAATGTGGCTTTATCAGAGGGCTCGCCCTGCCCTTTATCACACAACCGTTTATACAAATCTGTCTGATTGAGTTTACGACCCATACCGCCTCCTACGGACTCGTACCAATTTTTATAGACACGGAAGATATCCTTGATTTTAGATTCGTAACCGCCTTTTTTGACTTCACGAATACGAGCATTCATGAACTTGGCAACCGAATCAAACGACTCCTGATACTTGCTGGACTCCTGTGTTACAATGGCAGGAATCTTTCCAAGGCCGTGATGCAAGTACTCTGTCTTGTACACATGTACCAAACGAGACATGAAGAGGGTACGCCAGTTTCGCATCTTGATATCGAGCTCATTGTCGCGCGGATAAATGTGTTCCTGTGGTTTCACGTCTTCTACGCCTGGGTCTACGAATTTCGACTCGAATGGAACGGCACGAACACGGCGCCAGGTACCTCGATCCATGGTATTGATGGCAGGGAAGGCGTTACACAACATGAAGATTTTGCCTGTGATTTTGAACTTTGTCTGGTCCTCAAAGAGGCCGCGTGCCTCTACATCATCTTCGCCAGTGAACTGCTTCATGCGAGAGGTATTGAGTGGCTCACGGTCATCAGGCTCGGCCATGTAAATGAATCGCTTGTTTCGAATGGCCATGATATCAGGATTCGCGGCACCAGAATCAGGGCGCTTTCGCGTCATGGCAGTGGATTGAAGCGACGAGGAATAATCGCCGAGTGCCATCGACATCAGGTCGACCAGTTTCGATTTACCGTTACCTCCTACACCAATCCAGGTTTCATATGTCTGTTCCTTGTTAGCTCCTTCTAGGCATGATGACAACTTACGCCACATGTAGGCGCGGAGCTCCTCGCGAGGAAATACTTTCTTCATAAAATCGTCAATTTGGGCATGAATCGGTGCCTGTTCAGGGTCATTAGGATTGTACTCCACGTAATCAATGGGATCACAATTCTTGGTGGCATATCGGCCGGCGAGGAAGGTAACGAAATCAGACGGTTCGGCCTTTCGAAAACGGACGGTAAATTCGCTTTTTCCTTCTGCATTGGTGTGCGGTGCATGAAGATCAATAACGCCATTATTGAATCCGATAAGATACTGATTGGAGTTCAACTTCTGTGAGAATTCCTCTTCGTAGAAGATGCCGATACAATCTTTCATAACGGAATCCTTGAATCCGGACTGATAGAGAGACTTCTCAGCTTCAAACAGTTTCTTGACACGTGTTTGTTCCCAGGTGGTTTCTCGCTCGTCCGCGCCTGACGCCATCAAATGATTGCGAATCTTGCTACGTGTATCGGAAATGACTTGAGCCACTTCGGTGGTCATTTTGTTGCGAAGTTCGATACCTTGTTGAAGTTTCTTCCAATAAACACCGGTAAAGTGATACCACTCAACTTTCTTTGAATCTACAGATGCACAGTACTCGTTCTTATACATCAATTTCATGAGACGGGCCACGTGTGTATGCGTTACGTCCACTTCACGCTCCACAAAGTTCACAAAGCTAGTATTCATGATTTGACGGTATTTCTTGGGGTTATCGTCCTTGGCCCACTGGTGAAGAGAGCGCTCGGTAAGGGGGTGTTCGTGTTGCGTGCGGCTCATTTTCACCCATTCGCGGCGATGAGTGGAAACGTCACCTTCGTTAAATTTAGGTGATTTCTTGCTGAATTCCATCCATAATTCAAAAGACTCATTGGACGGATCAATCTGATGGAGACACCAGCCAACCTCCATCCATTCCTTATAGGGCCCTGCGCGAGCCGGAGAGAGACATTCACGAACCAGATTCTTGATTGTTTCTAGTTTGTCCTTTTCGAGTTGTTCATGGACATTGGAAGAAGAGAGTTGAATGATAGGAATCATGGTTTCCTCTTTACTCTCTTCGGCCTTCAAGGTTGGACTCGAGGCGGCGGCTCGCTTTCCTGTGCAGTAATCCAACCGCCCCTTCCATTCCTCTTGAGAGTTGTCTCGGAAGGTGATGGGGTCAACGCGAAGGTTGTAACGAATGGACAAGAGTTCCAATAGCTGACGGGAGGAATAGTCGTCAGTATTCTCTTCATAGAAACGACCCTGTGCGGGGTCGTAGACATAGACGGAAGTGAGATGATAGGCAGGAATGTCTGGCTTAGATTCGCCATAGAAGAACCAGCCGTTCTTTTTCACAATCGCTTCATCAAAGATGTCTTTTTCGGCATTGATGTATCCTGTCTGTTTAAAGGTATTCGTAAGATTAAATCGCTCCAAGGAACGATGGCGTAGTACTTGTTGATGTTCAGAATTAAGAATCAAGTCAGGGCATTGAATGTGCACACCATCTTTGATGGAGCGTTGAAGCGCTTTTTTGTCCTCATACGGCGCAGGACGAAGCGTGATAAAGAAGCGAAGGGGTTTGGAACCTTCCAGATTGTAGAATGTAGTAATGTTTTCGACGTATGCTTGAACAAACTGATGAATGTTGTCGATATCAAATTGTCGCTGAATGGCACGTTCGGCTGGATACTTGAAGTCCAAATCAATGAGAATAGGTGTCATCGAATCACATCGACGTTGCTCCACTAGATTGATCGGACGGCGTTGTTGTGTAAATAGATATTCATGGAGTAAGTCAAGAAATTGTGGGTATTCTTCGTCTTTTACCATAAATTTGCCCTTCATCAGCCCCATACCCGTAAAGGAACATGCATCGCCTTTTTCAGTGACACGGTGCTTGTCAAGGAAATTGCCGAGCGGAGTCTCCAATACGTTATCAACAAGAGTTGGAGGCATTGTGGTACGACTTACCATCCCTTTTTTTAGCCATCAATTTTTATCGGCGAAAAAAACGGCGGAAATATGTTATGAAAGAATAGAATGCCGAAGTATAAGTCTATTACTAGTAACACCCAAAAAAAGCCTTATAATAAACCTAATACGACTAATTACATGCGCTATAAACAGCGAAGTGAACGTATTACAAAAGCACAACAACGATACAATGATGCGATTAGGGATCAACGTCCTGAAACAGAGATAAATGATTTTCGTCTCGTGCTAGAATTATTACATCGTGTAAATGATAATCCAAGCTTTACCGATATATTACAAACAATGTTATATGGAAAAGAGAAATTCGGATTTATCGATCAATCAGACAATATTTATCAAAATGCATTGGCTACCACATATTACTTAATATTAAATAAAAAATATACTGTATCGGAAGGTGTAGATCATTACAAGTTTTTTATATGGAAACTTCTACATTATGCATTAATGGAATATATTCCTGATAATAATGAAAAAATAAGGAATTTTCTTACGGTTTGGGAAAATAAATTCGGATTTCCTGGATATCGATATATCGTATCTGGAGATTCATTATTTTCTTGTTATAAAAAATTATTAGAGTTGGTTGGATTATATGATAGCTTTAAAGAAATTAAAAATGGTGTAGAACGGTTACCAATCGGAAATACAGTCGTTATGTTTATTTTCAATGCAATAAATAATGATGAAATAAGAAAAAATGTATCTGAGAATTATCAAATAATACGTAGCTATGATGGAAATTTTACATGTCAACTACAAGGCGGTCGTAGAAAAACCAGAAAGCGCAGATCACTTCGTAAACGCAATCATAAAAATTGATTTAAATCCACGTGATAAAGAATAGGAAGACCATGAAGGAGACTGACTTTTGCCCAACCTGTCGATACTATTTGTATTTGGACCAGAACGACAAGACGCTCCGACGAATCTGCCGCAACTGTGGATATCAGGAGGAGGACCAAAAAGGTGGATTGATTCTGGAACTGGACTTAAAAGAGAAAACCTCAGAGGGATATAAAATCTTGATGAATGAATTTACGAAAAAAGATCCGACACTACCGCATGTCAATACGATCAAGTGTCCGAATGGTGAATGTGAGTCGAATGTAGCGAATAAGGAGAAAGACGTCATTTACTTGAAATATGATGCAGTGAACTTGAAATTCCTGTATATTTGCAATGTATGCAATGCACATTGGCGATCCAAGGCCTAAGGCAGTAATGCCGACTAAAAGGCTTTCCACCGACTAAAAGGCGGTAACACCGACTAAAAGGTGGTAATGCCGAGTATAAAATAATTAAATAACTTTACACCATGTTCGTAGATGAAGGTTCTCGTGGTAGGTGCAGGCCTATCCGGTTGTACCATCGCCCGAACCTTTGCGGAACGAGGCTTCTCCGTTCATATTATTGAACGCAGAGATCACATTGCAGGAAATTGTTATGATGAAATTGATAAAAATGGTATTCGTGTCAGCCGATATGGCGCTCATCTTTTTCATACAAATTCAGAACGAGTATGGGCCTTCGTGAATCGATTTGCGGAATGGACACCATGGTATCATAAAGTGATCGGTCGAATCGAGGATACCTATTTTCCTATTCCTGTCAATCGAACCACGGTAAATACGTTATGCGGTACGAAACTTGAAACAGAAGAGGATATGAAACAATGGCTCAAAGAAAATACAGTTCCATGTACCGATCCCAAAAATAGTGAAGAGGTGGCGTTACATCGAGTCGGATCGGACTTGTATCAGAAGATTTTTAGGGATTATACCTATAAACAATGGGCGAAAGATCCGAGTGAACTAGATCGAAGTGTATTGGAGCGCATTCCTGTTCGAACGGATGATCAAGACGGTTATTTTTCGGATAAATTCCAAGCCTTACCCAAACATGGATATACAGAGATGGTACAAAGTATGATCGATCACCCACTTATTTCGATCTCGCTTTCAACAGAATATCATGATCGAATGAGATCGATCTACGATACGATTTTTTATACCGGCCCGATCGATCTATTTTATGCCGATCAAGGCTATCCAAAACTAGAATATCGATCGATCAATTTTGAAACAGAGTACATGGAGATCGATCAGTTTCAGCCCAATTCCGTCGTGAATTATCCTTCTTCGACGGAACCGTTTACACGGATTGTAGAATATAAGCATTTTTTGAACCAGGACGTTCCTGGAAAGACAACGATCGTACGAGAATATACCGTAGCTGATGGCGACCCCTATTACCCTGTACCAACTGCACGAAACAAAGAAATATATGATAAATATAAAAAATTGGCAGAAGAAGATGAGAAAAAGGGTATTTATTTTGTGGGACGATTGGCTAATTACAAGTATTATAACATGGACGCCGCCATTCTTAATGCATTAGAAGAATGTGATCGATATTTATCACAGATGTATGTGATATAGAATACATTAGACAAATCGATTCATTGCAGTTGGTAAGCCATGTCCAAATAATATCATATAGATCAACACGCACGATGCGATTAAAATACTGCGATTTTCAGCGACGTTATGTTGCTGGCCCAATACGACGATCATAACAAAATATAGCACAAATCCAATTACTACAGAATGCAGTAACATAATCAACCCTCTCTCCATGTTATAATATACAGGTAGAAAATTATTCTGTATGAGTAAAAATCATAGTCCAAAATCGTTCCAAGGCAAACCCTTCAGGGGGGTTAACACAGGTTTCTAAGAGACATCGAATATTTTCATAAAAGGCACGGGGTCGAGACAAGATCGTATCGCGTGATACAATAAATTGTGCGCCGGCACCAAACGTGAACTCGTGATTGCCTTTCGCTTGTCCAAACACTTTTTCATAGGTTGCTGTCAATAAGGAATGAAGACTAAAATCGGTTGGATCATAACAGAGATTAATAGCATGAACATGCTGGGAAAGAACCGTAAAGGGTGCACCTTT